CATTAACTTGTTGCACACTATAATTAAGAGCTACTAAAAAATCAAGCAATGCATTATTTATAGTATTCATTTCAAATAATATTTTTGGATAATTTGATTGTTTAAGAGTATTAACACCATTCATTAATACTTGCAGTTCATTATCTTCAACATCTATTTTAATAAAGCTAATATTAGAAATGTTAAAACTATCAAGAGTTCGTACTTCAATTTCTTCATCTTCCATAAAACGCGCATTATGATGGAGACTAGAACCGCCACCATCTAAACTATTAATATGTAATAATTGCTTACCTTCTTGCTCTAATGAACCTAATGCATAATTTATACAAGTAATATTTTTTATAGCACTTAGCGCAACACTCCCACAGAGAGAATAATATGTCATTTTTTGTGGTTCAAAAGCATATACATGCTTACAATAATGCGCCAAACTTATTGAATATGTTCCTGTATGTGCGCCAATATCTAATATATTTTTATCCGGAAAACAAAACTCTTTAACCATTTCAATCAATGATTTTTCATTCAAACCATTATTTGAAAAATAACAATAATTGTTGGGTAAAATATATACATTTCCGGAAAAACAATATATTTCATTATTTTCATCGCAATCAATATTACACTTTGCCGGTTTAGTTAATACTAAATAATCAGACATATATATAAATAAGTAATCTTCACTTTAAATTGTTTAAGCTATTTTAAACCAATTATTGTTATTAAATGGACTTATTAAAACGTTACTTATTCTATCTTTCCAGAATTGGACGCGTTGTTCAAATAATAATTCTTTACTTGTTTTAGGATATAAATCTTTGTCTATATATTGTTTTTCTAACTCACTTTGTTTAGGTTTTACTCCATAACAATTTGAACCTAAACGTTTATGGGGGTTGGGAACATAACCTCCATTGATTCCAGGTAACCCACAATCATATTTATGACCTTCTTTGCTTTGTAAGTTTCTCCAATCACTTTGACTTGTTGGATATAATCCAAGTTGATCTTTGGTCCAACCATAACTACACCAACTTGCCCCTTTCATTTGCGCTTCATTAAGTTGTTCGTATGTTGCTAATTCTCCTTCAAATGCTTTGCAAACTGCTTTAGCATCATGATAAGTAAATCTGTTACCAGGAACATGATATACTTCACTAAAATTTAGAGATATATCTGGACCACTAATAGTGGATTTCACTGTTAATTGAGGTTCTGATGAAAATATATTTTTAAGTTCTGTTACAACATCAATATTGAAAAAATAAGCTAATCCATTTACAAATATTAATAATATAAATAATCCCCATAATAGTGATTCTAATATAAAATATGAACCAGAAGGTTGATATTCTTCATCACCGGCAAGTGATTTTCCTAAAAAAGTAAATAATATATAATACACAATAATTATAATAATCAATACCACCAATACAAAAGGATTTGTGCCTAAAGTGTTCAAATTATTATAAAAATCTTCGGTCACATTATTAAATAATGTCATAATATTATATATAAATAATATATAATATTATTGATTACACAAATTATTTTATAATAAAAAATAACCTTATATTATTTTTCTATAACAATAACAATATGCTTTTGCGCTAATTAATGATGTTTCATTAATTTCAGTTACGTTAGTATCATTAAAGCAATACCATTTTTGATTGGCATTTTTAACATATGAAGTATAATGCCCGCCCAATGAACCCCCGCTATGATTACATATTCCAAATAAATCATAAACATAACTTGTATTATTATATCCTAATACATATTTGCTAAAATCTACGCTTGTTAATGGCGTTTCTATAATATTATTTAATTTATGATTATTATTATCAAATCGTTTAAAATCAACTATTAAAATATTTGGCAAACTCCAAAATTTTATACCTTTTTTAACATTTTCTTTGCGGTTTGTATTATCATTAAACCAAGCATTATCATTTTCTAATAATTCGTAATCGGTATATAAATCAAAACAATCATAAATAGAACATGTTTTGTTGCAATTTCTATCTTTTCTTGGTATTGGTAAATTGATTATACTAAAACTTTCTGGTGTAATACTGTATATTTTATTTTCTTCATTATTTGACAAAATTAGTGATACATGTATTCCAAAAAATAGCTGTAATATTTCAGAATAACTATTTGAATAATTATTTTTAATCATTGTAAAACATTTTTTAGCTAATTCATCTATACTACTTTTTGATGCTCCAACTATATTAATATCTACTTTACGCTCAATTCCTTCATGAAAACAATCAAATAAAAAAATTAAAAATTCTGGCAAATCATTTTGAGCATATCCTGTAAATAATTCGCGCTGTTTTTTTTTGGCTATATGTTGTATTGCACCTATAAATCTATTTGGACTAATAACACAATTGGTAGTCCACATTAAATTTTTCAACTGTTTCCATTCATGTAGTATTAATGATTTTTCATCACTATTAACATTAATATTTTCTAAAATATCATTAAGTTCATAACAATGTGATAACATTTGCATACATGTGTTTATATAACAAGTATTACCCAAATTACATAATCCGGTAAGTCCTTTATTGCCATACTTAGTACTATAACTTGCAATTTTATTATTAGATGAAGTTAATTTAAAATTAACTTTACTCATATATAATCATTTAATTATATAATTAAATGTATTTAAATATATTTAAATATATATAATGAATATATGAATAATTCTAACTCTAATTCTAACGCTAACTCTAATTCTAGTAACAATAATTTAAATCTTATTATGTTAAATAATTCAATTACTAGTTTGAACAATTATGTAAGAACAGTGAATTCTAGTATTAACTATTTAAATAATGCAACTGCTAATATAAGATATATGCAAGAACATATAAATTATTATTATCATGTCAATAATTTGCAATTAATTGCAAATAATAATTTAACATTTGCAAGAGAAAATAGCAATCCAAATAGCAATTTGCATTCATATTCAAATTCACATTCACATTCAAATAGTGAATTAACATATGAATATTTTGAAGAGTTATCATTGCGCAATTTAAAAACCATAATTGCTAAAAATATAACAGAATGTATGTTTGCAACACTTAATGAGCCATTAAATGAATCATGCTCTATAACACATGAAGAATTTACACCTCAACATAATGTAACTAAAATTAATGTGTGCGGGCATATATTTAATACAAAAGCAATTAATGAATGGTTAATCGATCATCATTCTTGCCCTAATTGCCGCTATAATATATTAACAAATTCAAATATTATATCATACAATGATCAAGAGTCAAATAAAACATATTTTTTTAATATTGATGAACTCATAACTTTTTTTTATTTTATACATCAATCTTCCTAAATAAAATAATATAAGTATAACGTTTATTTATTAATTTCTGTTCTTCAAACAATATTTGTTTTTGCAATTGTTTCTTTTTTTTATTATAATTGATTAGTGTTTTTTTTGCTTCATAATAAATACATGGATTGCTTTTTAAGTATTCTTTAAAATTACTAATGTTTTCAAGTTCACTATTATATAAATTTTCCAAACTACTAATTTTGTCAAATTGTTTACGTAACTTGATACATAATCTGTTATCATTATTTTTTTTTAAATAGGCAATTTTACGTAAGTGTATTAAATAGTGTCTATTATTATTGCATAATTTACAACTATATATATTATTTTTATTTTCTTTTTCGCATTTACCACAACATAATACACAGTTATTTAAATCATTATAACCAAATAGTGCATGTAATTTGTTATTTTTTTCAGATAAAATAATAGAAGGATTTTCTTTATTGGATCCATTATTTTCATTCAAATGTGAATGTAAAAGATTAATCGCTTTTATTAATTTATTCATTAAAATTTAATACAACTCTAGATTAATACACAATTAATTTTTATATAATAATTAATTGTTTAAAAATCATCACAAGTTTAGCGTTTATTTTTTAACATTAATAATATTTATAATTGAACTTTTTTTGTAATAGTGCACCAAATGGACTCCAATAAGGTAATATAATAGGTCTTTGATTTAATATTGTTAGTATTTTTTTTGGCACATATTTTTTATCTATTACTATTTCAAATGTATAATCTTTAAACCATGACTCTGACATATAATAATTTCCATCATAATCCACGCTATCATCTTTTTCAAATAATTTGTCTCCCCAAGAATTTTCAACAAGAAAACCATTTGTTTTTGAGTTATTAAAATTATAACCTTTTATTACCATTGCATGAACTGGGGCAGTTTGTCTATAATTTAATGAATCACATTTATTCATAGCATTATCAAATCCAAAAATAGAGTCATAATCAAAAGCTTCTTTATCCATAATACTATTTTTATGTGAAATATATTTGTCAATATCAAGACCAACCCAAACTGCTTCATTATTGTCTATTGATTTTTTTGTAGCCTCAATTAATATGTTGATTGGAACATTTATTAAGCAACGGCGCTGTTCTCCCAAAATATCAAATGACATTTCAATATCATATTGTTTATAAAATGGCGCTTCTTTACATGGATAATTTATTAAACATATTTTATTTTTAGCATTATATGGAACATATTTTTTATAAAAATGAAGAGGACTAATATTTTTTATAAGTTTGGCTTTTTTAGACTTATCTTTGTCCTTAGATTCTTCATAATATTCCCAAGTTATTTTAGTTGGTGGTTCTCCTAAAAATACAACTAAAAATTTATAACATTCTAATAACATACTATTCAATATATTATTTCTATTTTTATTTAGTTCACTTTTTGGTGTAGTTTTTATTTTATGGGCGCATTTTCGTAAAAAGTCATTATAAAAATTCTTTAACTCTTCTGAGTTTGTACTGTGAAAATTATCGTCCATATTTGTTTTGGGAACTATACCATATTTTTCAATTAAATTTACAAATACATTCCAACGACCACCATCATCGGTTAAATTATCTAATATATGTATTAATTTGACTACTTTATCATTAGATTGTATTGTTGATAGTTTTACATCATAAGTGTCAAACACATAACTAAGATAATAATTGGCTTTTTCTAATTTGTCAAAAAAAAACAAATAATTTTGTGAAAATTCAAACTCAGGTGCCAACTTATATTTTTGTATCATTTTATAACGAATAATATTTAAAAATGCAAAAATCCAACAGCGTCCGCTCTGTTTTTGATCTGTTATTTTTGACTGAACATCAATCATATTTGTATAAATTTTTTTCTTATCTTGGATGTAGTCACTTTTTAATAATACATTTATTAGATCTGTTTTTGTATTAATATTTTTAATAATTTTATTTGTTTTATTTTTATTAAATTTATGTGAAAAATTAGAAATTATTTTTTGGGTTAATTTATTAACCATATACTAATTTATATATATTAATTATTATAATATATAAATATTATTTTAATAAATATTACTTTAATGATTTATTGATTTATTGATTTATTGATTTATTGATTTATTGATTTATTGATTTATTGATTTATTTACATTCTTTTAAATAACTGTCAAATAATAAACTTTTAATTTCTTTACATTTTAATTCTTCAAGTTTTTTATCAAATTTTTCTGGTTCGGGCCACTTAGTTTTTAACTTGTCTATTTCGTTAAACCATGATTGTAATGTAATACCTCGCTTTTTTTTAAACTCATTCATATTTTCTAAATTTAACGCGTAAAGTTGCAATAATGGTTTCATTATTTGATTGCTAATATAATGGGCGTAATCTAATTTTAAATTATTTTGCTTAATAAAGTCGGGAGTTTCTATTTTATCGCCTTGTAGTGACTTCTTATTTGCATTTATAATATATGCATAATACATTCTATCTCCAGAACATGGTTTATTTCCAATATCTCTAACACCAATCCTTTCGGCCAAGACTTTATGCGCTATTTGATTTGGATTCTTATAATAGCTACGCAAAGATTTTGTAACTAACAATTTTTCAATTGGATATTGTCCTGCAATTAACTTTTGAAGACTTTCATGTAAAAATTTTATTGATTTAACAATACTTTTTTCTTTCATAATAATATTTACAATAGTTCCATATATATCTTTTACTAAAGGAGCATTGTCTCTGCGTTTAAGTACAATACCCATATATTTTAATTTGCCCTTTTCTATATTTTCTTCATATAGTATACCTACATAACGTTTTTTTGATAATAAAATCCAAGGCCAAAATGTTTTTTCATATTCTAAATCATGTGGTCTTTTTAGAAATTTACTTGCCAAGTTACCTGCTTTTTTCGCCAATTCAATTGTATAACTAAGTGCTTGATTATTTATAATTTTGTCATTACTAACAGGATCACGCAAATTAAATTTGAAAAATACAGAATCTGTATCACCATATACACACTCCGCTTTTGCTTTCACATTTGTTCCATCATCTAATGTTACTACAATATCATTATAACATTCTTCAATAATTGCTCTACCATAAAATAATAATTTTCGACCAATTGCTGTTGTTGAGGCAGCAACATCTTCTTCATAAAATGCACTGGTAACAGCGCCCATTTGGCCGTATAAAGAGTTTGCTGTTACTTTAATACTAAGTTGTCGTTTATCCAATACATTTTTCATAAATTCATCGTGTTCCAGTAAAATTAACTTTCGTGTTGCTTTTCGCGCAGCTAACAATTCTTCTAAAATAGCTGGCATAATTGCTTTACCATCATTTGCCGGAAATTGGGCAAATCTGCAAATTTTATATCCAATAATAACTTTTTTTTCGGCTGCTTTTGGACTAGACCGTGCATATTTATATGTATCATATTTTACATCAATATATTTATAACCCAAATCATATAAATTATCATAGCAATAGTCTCCATTTTCATATTTTTCACCTGTTTCTTTAATTAAATTATTATTTAAATCATATTCTTTCGTCCATACTTTTGAGTCATGTGACAAATTTTCAGAAATAATAGAAGATGGATATAGTGAACTATAGTCCACACAAGCAACTGGCTCTTCTAAATAAATGCCTGTTTTTGGAGTAAAGACGTGTGCTCCTTCATATCCTCCTCCGGTTTTTTGCTTATCCATAACCGGCATAAGCGTATTTTTCTCACCACATTTTTTAGAAACATAGCTTTGTAATTTAATTCCTTGTCCTCGTAATAATAAATAACTTAATGGAACATCACATAAATTAGACATTTCCACTTTGTCTGTTATTACATCTACTTTTAGTAATAACCAAATTACATTATCGCAATCTGCAAGACAATATTTTCCAACCGTCCACCGATCATAATCGGAACCATTTGCAAGTTTGAATATTTCTTGCGGAGTTACATCGTCTTTGGCTAAACCCCAATTATATTTATAGTTAACTAAATCAAGTTCTTCTAGTCCATCAATAACAAACCAACGTTCACTTTTATTGATGTCAATTATTTCAAATTTCTTTCCTTTTTTGTATAAATTATTGCTAAATCCTAATTCATCAAATTTAATATAACTACCAATATTAATACCAGTAAGATTATTAGTAAATATTTTTGTACTATTATTTTCACTATTTAATGTTATTTTACTAATACTATCGCTAATAAAGTAACTTGAAGTAAAATCTAATTTGTTAGAACTTAATGTAAATTCTTTACGAAAAATTACACACATATCTATAATAATCCGACCAGGCATTTTTATAAATTTTAAATTATATTCACCACTAGCTAAAACAATTTTATTTGTTTCAATAGATTTATACTTATCTTTTGTATTACTATTTGTATTAGTTGACGTTTTATTTTTTGTCAATTTGTCTCTATATTCGGCGCGCCAATCATTTGAAATACATACTTCATTTTTGTTTCGCGAAAGTTTAAGAAATTCATTAACACAATCTAATTCTTTGGATCTATTATACATAAATTCAAAATCAAAACCAGTAATATTGTAACCAGTAATAATATGAGGATTTTCACTATTAATAATTTTTGTAAATGTTAATAATAATTCTTTTTCAGTTGTACGCTCTAATATAATAACATTATTTTCTTGTGCCCATAATAAATATTTATCAGGAATCTTACAACCACCCTTAACAATAATAACACGCTTATATGGTTTATCTTCTGTATAATTTATGAAACTTAATCCAATAAATGTAATGTTATCGCCTTCTAATGTTGGAAAATTTAGATTTGCAAATGCTTCGGTTAATTTTATCAACTTTGTATTATATTCACAACTATTATCTTTAATGAATTCTATTAGTGTAACGTCTTTTTTATAGTCTTTAACTTTATTTTTACGCTTATAACTTCGACCACTATCAAAATTAGTATCATCATTAGTATTAGTATTAGTATCATCATTATCGCTGTTTTCATCTTCATCTTCGTTTTCTGTTTCATAATCGCCAGATTCTAAAATTTCATCACTATTAAACAAACTACCAAATTTTGTAGGACTATAGTTTTCTAATTTATCCATTAATGCTTCTAGTTCTTCAATAGTGCAGGATTTTTTTGGATACACTTTATCAATATAATTTAGTTTTTCATGTGTTAAATCAAACGCACTTAATATTTCTTGCTTTAAATTATTTAAATTATAGTTTTCTTTAAAATTAGTAGAACTGGAATTATAGTTTTCAAGTATATTTGTTGCTAATTTTTTATAATTTTTAATTGGAACAGGAAAATCACCATGACTACTACTTGCTTCAATATCAAAACTGCATATATTATATTTAACCAAAGTCTCCTTTTCTTTATAATGATAAATATCTTCATAATTAATACTATATTCATAGGAGCAATTTGTTGTTTTGTTATTAATAGTTCGAACTTTATTTGAAGGCATCTTAATCCATCCACTTGGACTAATTTGTTTTTCATGAAAGAATTTTAATAATGGTGGAATATCGGCTTCATATAAATAACAATTTGTTGTTCCAATATCATCATTATATATATAACCATTATGCTTTAATGATCTTTCAAATACTCCGACTTTACTTGTTTTTTCATCATAAAATATTTTTTTTACTTTATTATAGGCACCGCTATTAGTAAATGAGAGTTTAATAAAATTATGTAATTTTTTATTGTCAAATCCATATAACTTATGTCTTTTTACAAGCGTGCCTTGAACGATTGAATCCTCATAATAATTACCTACTATTTTTTTTAAATGTCCGATAAATTCATTTTTTCGTTGTTCATCCCATTTCTCATTTACTTTAATGTAGAAAAACGGATAAAAGTTTTCTATAAATATTGAAGCTGTCTTATTTGATGAATTTATTCCAAATGCTTGTATAATAAATTTTTTATTATCTTTATAAGGATTTCCCTTAGTGCTTTCTTCTATAATATTATAGTCATACAATTTAAAACATTTAAATGATGTCATATTATTAATATTTATTAATAGTCTTTAACTATAAAAAAATTATTTCAATTTTTAATAAAATATTTTATGCAATTTTTAATAAAATATTTTATGCAATTTTAAATAAAATATTTTATGCTATATTATATAAAGTATGTCAAATATTCCAAAACTTATTTTTATTGTTCCATACAGAAATCGCGAAAGTCAAAAACAACATTTTTCTATATACATGAAATATATTATGGAAGACTATTCAAAAGATGATTATGAAATATATTATAGTCATCAAACTGATGACAGACCATTTAATCGTGGAGCAACAAAAAACATTGGTTTTTTGGTTATGAAAAACAAATATCCGAATGATTATAAAAATATAACATTCGTATTTAATGATATTGATATAGTTCCGGCAGTAAAAAATACATTAAACTATATAACAACTTCTGGAATTGTTAAGCATTTTTATGGTTATACATTTGCTTTAGGAGGAATATTTTCAATTATTGGCAGTGATTTTGAAAAATGCAATGGATTTCCAAATAATTGGGGTTGGGGATTAGAAGATAATGCTATGAACGATAGAGTATTACAACAATTATTAATCCTTAGTAGAGACCAGTTTTTTCCTATTAATTCTACACACATTATTCATTTGTATGATGAACCATTTAGAATTATTAATAAAAGAGAACCAACTGCTTATGTTGATAGTCGGTTGATTGATAACTTAAATAGTATTAATAATCTATATTATAGTATTATTAATAATAGTCCAAATGAAGAAAGTAATAAAATAACTAGTATAAAACAAAATGAATATACTATAAACATAGAAAAGTTTGAAACCTTAATTCCAGCCAATAGTAGCAATTATTATATTCAAAATATGTATACTACTCCTTTATTACAAACCTACTCCCAAAATAATATTAGTATAAAAAGAAATGTTAAATCAAGATGGTTATTACCTAATCTTATAAAATAGAGCAACTTCAAGTATAAAAAATGTTATCATTCAACTGAAACTACTTTTGCTAAATTACGTGGTTTATCCGGATTAATATGTTTTCCTATTGATAGTTCGTATGCCAATTTTTGCAAAGTTATAATATATATAATTTCATTATAATAGTCGAGATTAATTAATAAAATATGTTTATCATGTGTCAACTTTAATTCATCCACAACAGTTTGGGAATTTGTTATAACAAATAAGTTGGTTTCTCGAGCGCATATTTCGTAATATGTGGATTTTAAATTGTTGTAATCTTTATTATTAGTGTAGTCTATTAGTAATAATGTTATATTAGTTTTGTCTAATAATGCGAATGGTCCGTGTTTTAATGAACTTGCACTAAATCCTTCACAATTAATATAACAAACTTCTTTAATTTTTAAAGCACCCTCCATGGCAATTGGATATAATTTGTCTTTGCCTAATATAAATATACTAATTAGCGAATTGTCAATAATAAAATCTTTTAACATACAAATTTTCTTCATTACATCTATATCATATAAAAGTTGTTTTGCGCTGTTTGCAAGACTTCTAAGTGTGTTTAATTTTTTTATATTATTATAATAATCATTATTAACAAACCACATACTTAATAAGCTTAATATTATTAACATGCTTGTAAATGATTTTGTTGAAGCAACAGCAATTTCTGTTCCTGCATTTATATATATACCACAATCCACTTCGCGTGCTATTAGTGAATCAACTTTGTTTATTATACCAAGAGTTATGCATTTTTTTGCCTTACAAATTTTTAAACAATTATAAACATCCATGGTCTCGCCTGATTGTGATAAAAAAACACATAATGTGGTTGAAAAATTTTTAATATTTGGTAAAATATTATCATTAAACTCACACGCATTTACACTTTTAACATATACAAACTGTTTTATTTCATTTAAATAGAGTTCGCCAATTAATGCAGCATTATAACTTGTTCCGCAACCAATTAAGTAAACAAATTCTATATACTTTATAATATTGCTTATACTATCTAATCCGCCGAGTTTAATAATATTATTATTAATACGACCGCCATAATTATATGCTTTTTGTAGTGTTTCTGGTTGTTCCATTATTTCTTTAATCATCCAATTATCATATAAACCTTTGTTTTCGATTATATTTTCGTAACATACTTTTTTAATACTATAATCATTATAGTCTTGATTATTTAAGTTTTCTATTGTGCTATAATTAGAATTACTTATTTTAATAATATTGTTGTCTTTAAGTGATATATAATCACTAACTAGACCGGCAAAGCCATTTGTTTCTGATGTGCATATTATAAAAGTATCATTATAACCCAATAATAATGGAGAGCCTTTTCTTGTTACATAATATGTATCTAACTGTTTAGTATAAATAATGACCAAAGCCCATGTTCCTTCTAATTGACTTACTGTTTTTTTTAGTGCTTCTTCAATATTACATGACATCACCATAATATAATATTCTATTAAATTAGCAATTACTTCACTATCTGTATCACTGTAGAAAGTATAATTTTTAGATTGTAAAAATTCTTTAAGTATCATAAAATTATTTATTATACCATTATGAACGAGTATAATTTGTCTATTTTGCGAAAAATGTGGATGTGCATTATTGTCTGTTTTTCCACCGTGAGTTGCCCACCTTGTGTGTCCAAGTGCTATTCTAGAAAACAGTTTTTGCTTGTATTGTTGTTGTTGTTGTAAATCATTTGTTTCATATAATGATTGTACTAAATCAAAACAATCGCGTTTTGGTGTTGATGCTTTTTTAATTATATCAAATCTACTTGTTATGTCATTATAATAACATATTCCAATAGAGTCATATCCTCTATTTTGAATTAATTCTAAACTATTAAAAATGTGTTTTAATGCATTTTCTTTTTTTTTTGAATATATAAAAGTTATACCGCACATAATTTATAATAACATTTATCTAGTTAAATATTTAAATAGTTTAATAGTTAACTTATTTAAATATTTTTTAAAATCTATAAATAATGGCCTTTTCCTGTTTTAAATATTTTAAAACGAGGAGTATATGCAACAATATTTGCATAATTAATTTGTGTTGTTGAAGTACTATTGTTTGCTCTTAAATTCTCTATACATTGTTGTGATACTCTATTGCGCCTATTTGACCTAACTAAGTTGGCAAAATTTTGTCTTTCTAATTTATTTTCTCTAAAATTTTGATCATCTTTTGCTGAACTATGTTTATTTGCATTAATTTTATTTTTTACTATGTCTTCTTTGGAACTAAGACATTCATTGTCTAATTGATATTGATTGATAAACCCACGTCCAACTATAACATTTGGGTCATATGGTTGAATAGATAATAGTTTAGGAATATTATTTAATCCAATAAGTCCTTGTATCATTTTTCGCGAATAATTACTAGCATTTTTCTCTGGAATAATTATACTATTTGATGTTGAAGTACGAGCACCCGGTAAAAGTTCTATTGCTTTTGATAAGCTATCTACTGTGCTTGGGTCTCTAATAATCTCAATATTATTATTTGGATATCTAAAAGCTGGGTTTGTATCAGTATATGGATTATGATATATATATATACATTCAACATCTGTAAAATCACGTGCTGGTGTTGTATAAATTAGACTTACAACAGTTATAACATAATTATTTATTATTTCTCTTGTATTTGAACTTGGATAATTATAAAATATATTAAAATTTAAATCTATATAAAAATAACTATTATAATTAAATCGCACATCTAATAGTGCAGGTCTGGACAAACTAAAATATGAATTGGGGTCCAATAACTGTCGATTTGTTAAACTTCTTCTATACAAATAATCTTGCGTAACATCTACTATATCAAAACTAATTGATTTTGTATTGTAGTTAGTATCACTATTAAAATAATTAATATTTGGTTTTGTTATGCCACCACTAATAGTAACAAAAGCTAGATTGTTAAAAGTATTATAAAAGCTTCTTAAGTTAATAGTAGTAAAAAATCTATCAAACTCAATAGGTAATATTTTATTAGCACTATTATAAAAAGTATTAACAGTAACAGTTTTTAAAAGTATATTACTAAATAATTCATTGTCATATAAATAATTATTATTAATATATTGTATAAGAGTACTATGTTTTTTTTGCACGTTAATAGTTTGATTATTAATAATGTTTGATGTTATATTTTGTCTAAAATATATTGTTTCCATAGTAGGTGTAAAAGCAATATGTTTATATATATCACTTTGTGTAAGACCTGTTCTAAAATCACCCAGTGATAAATAAATAATATGTGGTTGAAATAATTTTGTAGAAAAATTAAGTTGCTTTGATTGTGATGACACTTTTACATTTGAAAAATATATAGTATTAGTATTCTCAAATACTATTTTACTTTGCGCATATTTTACTAAAGCAAAATTATTAGTTTTGATTAAAAAAGTATCAAAATTTAATGATGCAATGGTATTTTGTGTTGATGTATTAATAATATCAATGGCATAGTTTATATTTTTATAATAACTAGAATATTTATTGTATATATTATTATATATACTGTAATTATTAATTGAATTAGCGCTATTAATTTTTTCTAAACTAATTATATTACTAATATCACTAAGTCTAATAAAATTGCTTACATTATTATCTCTATATAAAAAAGTGATGAAGTCATCAGGTGTACCATTAGTTATTTTAAAGCGTAAGTTATTATAACATAAATCGGGATGATTTAAATAGTCTTTTATATTTAGTTTATAAAAATCATAATTTGGATTATTTATAATGCTTGAATTATTTATAGTGCTATTATTGTGAAAATTTGAACTGTTATCAATATTATTAAAATAATAATTTAAATTAAATAATTTATTAAAAGATTCACCAGATCCACTAGGTTTAGTAAGTAAATAATTTTTATCTACTTCATAACTACTTTCATTTTTTAGAAATATTAATTTTCCATTCTTTTTAGTGTCAGTAAAAAGAAATTTAATATTATTTTTAATATTATTTAATGTTAATAAACAATTTGTTCTAGTATAATTGTTACTAGTCCGGTTTAACACATTATAACTTAATATAATAATATTACTATTATTATTCAGAATTGTTGCTATATTTACAGAATTAGTATAAGTATTGGTATTTATATCAAGCCCTCTGGTAATAACGTGTGTATGTATTAATATTTTTGTTCCTTCATTAGTATTATTGATTTTATTGCGTGTTAAAATAATATAGTTTTGGTTCTGACTAGTTAATGCTAAAGGCATTAAATGACTTTTTTTGTCTAATATATATTAAGTTTTTATCTTAAAAAAAATAACATTATCTTAATGTTATTTTTGTTATTTTTGTTATTTTTGTTATTTTTGTTATTTTTGTTATTTTTGTTATTTTTTGTTATTTTTGTTATTTTTGTTATTTTTTGTTATTTAAATTTATGATATAATATCAGTGTCATTAAAATACCAATTTGAAGATAAATAATCTGTTTTAGAATTCTTAAGATTACTTTCCTTACTTGCATTAAGATTTGGACCTTTATACATTATTGAGTTTATATCAAAAGTACCAATAGCATAATTATAGTATTTTAAATTAGAAATTGCACCATCAAAACCACCATTATAATTTACATATAAATTATCATAATTTTGTTTAATAATATTTGATAATTTATGACGTTTTGTTAAATTTCCATTAATATAAATATCAACAATATTTTGCGATGTTACTCTAATTATTACACATACCCATTTTTTTATAGGAATACCATCTACATATATATCATCATAATAAGTATTGTTATTATTTTCATTATTATGAAATACATTAATTCGAACCAACATTCCTAAAAGTGGAAATTTATCTATTAAATTATCGCTCATATTTTTTTTTCCATTATATAAATATACACCCGGACAATTATTTGGACCAAATAATCCACTACCACCTTCTCCTTGTGAATTTGGCGAAGATCCTTTATTAAAAACATGTTTAAAGTCAAGTGTTTCTTTGTAATCTGTAGCATTAACATTTATCCAAAACGAGTAAGTAAATTCTATTCCTTCATATTCGTCCGCGCTGCGTAAAATAGGAATTGATGATTTTTCGCCTAAAGATTGTGTAATAGTAAGACCTTCTGTTCCATCTTTTAATCCATATATTAAAAAAGGCGTTTCTGATGGTGAAAAGAAATAATATAATAATTTACTTCCAACATAAAATAAAAATACAAAAATTATTATTATTGCTAATAAGAATGTGATTTTAGCTATCATTGTATTTGATGATAAAAAGTCATTTGCTGATTTTAATCTACTTTCTGCTGTATATGGAATTGCTGCATTTATGTTTTTTTTTATTTTATCAAATATACTTTCTTGTGGATTTATAATACTCATAATATTAATATATATATATAAATTATATTTCAAAAGTACCTTTTTCTTTATTATACTCTAAAAAGCTTATTTTTAATCTATATTTATTAAACAATGATTTGGCCAATGATTGATTTATTCCTTCTTTATAAATGTTATAGGCTTCTTGTGGGTTTATAGAATCATTTTCATAGCGAATACGTGTAATAAAACCTTCAAACCCACTATTTGCACCATTATTATTTATAGCATTTGTTCCTTGGGACATATTTCCTATATATATGTTTTTTTTCTCGATTGTACTATAATAATTTTTATATAATCCATGCATTATAAATGAATTTCGTAATTTTCCATCTAAATAAACATCAAGTGTTCTTGTATCCACACTTAATGTTACATTATTCCATTTTTGAACAGGTATATTGGATATTTTATATCTAGTGTAGTTTCGCCTATTTACTAGTCCACTATTTGATGCACCCCCTGCATTATTGTCTAAATATGTTTCAATATCAATTATTAAATTATTTTCATATTTATCTAAAGCAATATTTATATTTTTGGGTTTAATTTGACCTGCACTAATGTCTTTTTGAACTTTTGTGCTTATTCCAGATAGCATTGACGTTAATTCGGGTAATGTTGGGGCATTTGGATCAACTGCCATATATAAAATATTTTTTTCATTTGATATATTATTTCCCCAATTATCTATATAAAACCATACACTTAATGTAAAATTTGATGAATTATTTTCTGGTATATCTTTTGCTACTATAATGTTTTTATTTGATATAAACATTGAACTAACTGTATTTTGCAAAGTTACTGCTTCTTTCGCATCGCACATAATATCATAAATTATATTTGTTTTAAAAAACAGATTGCGAAGTCCCCATATTACTACAACAATCAATATTATGACAATAATAATATTAGCTATTCCCATATTAAAATATTAAAATATTAAAATATTAAAATATTTTAATAAAATATTAATTATAAAACGTTATTTGTTATTTATTATTTGTTATTTGTTAAATTATATAACAATTCAATTGTTAGTGGACTAACAATAGAACTATAATATGTTATTTCTTTAATACTTCCGTGTATTCCGTCTTTTTCTCCTATTGTTACTTTATCTCCTTTAAAAAATGGTGTTACATTTTGTTTTGAACCAACTAACTTTCCATCTATAAAAATATCAATGTTATTGTTATCATAATTAATAACAAAAAATATCCATTTTTGAAATTTAATATCTTTTGTTTCATATATAGTATCTAATTGATCTCCTTTATTATTTAATGTTCTAGATCTAATAATAATAGATTGTGATTTGCCGTTATAATATATTACAGGTTTATAAGCATAGTTGAATATTTCAGTATCTTTTGAATATGCAACTGATGTATTTGTTGGTTGTGGATTAATGTAAATATAGAAACTAATACTATATGAATAATTATAAGGAAATGCGTCTTTGCTTTTTGGTGGATCATAAAAACTTGTTTTAATATTATAAATACCATTGTAATCATTTTTCATTAATTTAAAATTATACCCTTTTGTATCACTTATATTTTCTTGTGTTTGTTTAGTAATTTCTTTGCTTTCTTCAGCATCTATTTGCAATGAACTATCAAATGTCTTAAATATTGAATTTTCATTTTTATTTAAATTTAAATTTTTTAATAAAGCATCTATTGGATTTTTAATATAAGAAGTGCTTATGCTATCATCTTTTTTAATTATTGGAATATCAATAGTTGAATCAACATTTTTATTTAGATTTTGATAAATACCTAGCACCTTCATTTCATTTAAATAATAAGGACCGGATCCTTGTAATAAACTACTTTTGTTTAATGTTCTAACATATTTAAATAAATATGGCAACAAAAATAGTAATGTTATAAGTAATAATAAAATAAAAAGTAATAAATATATAGAATTTGGTGTTAATTTAATATCCTTATTAATTTCATCAATTGCCAAAACTAACAAACAAGGTATAAAAAAGATTGTTTTTTTAAGTATGCAAATGTAATTATACATAAAATAACTCGTCTCGGGGTTATCGTTTTTACATGTTTCATCTTTGGATGTTGATTTTATGGAAAATAAAACTGCTAATATTGCTAATATTACGATTAAAATTGTTAAACCTATTACTGTTTGTGTAATGCTAAATAGATTAGTATTTCTTTGTAAATATAATATATAGTGAAGTAATGCTAATATACTAATTAATGAAACAAATAATATTAGTATATACATAAATAAATAACCTAATGGGGTTATATATGTTTGCTTAAATATAGTACTAGTTATATTATAATCTTTGGCAAAATAACCGTCTGAACTTAAAGTTTTGGCTATTGATTCGTTATCTGGATTTAATCTATCATTTTTAAAAATATTTTTATTGTTATTATTTCTAAATACCATAAAAAGAAAATAAAAAATTGCAATACTAAATATTACTAATGACGCTAATATTTCATATTTTGTATTTTTTATACCAAATAAATCAAACTGATTATTTAAATAATAGACAAGACCAAATACTAATATTATTAATGCAATATTTATATATTTATAATAGTAATGCACGGTTTCTTGCCCTGTTTTATTAAATTTTATTCCATTAATTATTATATCCATAAAAATATTTCGACTGTTTTTAAGAAATGCTACTATACTATTTGAAATAGTATTAACTATTTCAAAACTTGTTTTAAATAGTTGTGCCATTATTAAATAATATTAATAATATAAATTACTAAGTTTTTTAAAATGATTTACTAAGTTTGTTTTTGTTAAACTTAAACTATAAAATTATAAAATTACAAGTTTTCAAATGCAGTTTTTTTACCATGACAATCTCTACATAAAGCAACTAAATTATCAATTGAATTTGACCCACCATATTCTAGTTTAATAACATGATCTACCTCAAACCACGCAGGTAATTGTTTTTGGCAACTTTTACAATGCCAGTTTTGTGATGCTGCTACAAACTTTTTTTTGGTTTCACTTACACTTCTTTTTGTTGAAGTATTTCCAGATTGCAATATTTTTTGTTGCTGTTTTGTCAAATTATGATTATTATTTATTGATTTATATAAATTTTGTGACTCTCGTATATTTGTTCCTGAACTCATATTATAATTATTATTTAACTCATTTGTTATTGAATTAGATGTAAAATCAATAATAGGAGTTATAAAACTTGCAGTATTTCTATCTATTGGTAAATACTTAATATAACCATTTGTATTACGTACAAAGTCTGTATAATTTGCTGGATTTTTCTTTATAAATAAATATATACATAATCCAATAAACGCTATTAATGCCATTTTATAATATTTTTCATAAATTTTTAGTTTAGCTATTAATTTACCTTCAAAATATGTATTTAACAATACAAAACCAGTAATAGTTAATATTAGCAATTCAAATTTCATATTATGTCTTAATAATTATAATTATATTAAATTATGTAAAATTAATTATTAAGTTATTAAATTTTAAGTTATTAAATTTTAAGTTATTAAATTTTAAGTTATTAAATTTTAAGTTATTAAATTTTAATAGTTAGTCCAATTATTACTAACACTAATAATACTATTAAACTTCCAAAAATGTATTTTTGTTTCATCTTACTTTCTTCATATTTTTTAATTTCTTTTATTTTATAGTTTTCGTAATATTTATTCATTGCTTCATAATATGTTATTTCAGGTTTTCCTAAATAAATATTTATTTTGTTATGTATAAAATGAACCCACTTTACAAATGACTCACGAGAGTCTAAATATGGGGTAACAGGATATGCGTCTAAAAATCGACTAAATATATTTCCAATATCACTAATTGGTAAAAATAATGGTAAATTTGTTATAAAGTCATAATATTTTTTTTTGGTTGAGTCATTACTATTATTGGGATAACTTAATGCAATTGTATATAATACAAACCAATAATGTGGACCCCAGATTATTGGATTTAACACATTATTATTTAAATTACTAGACATAACTTATAAGTAACATTAATAAAATTATTCAATAGTTTTAACAGAAAAACTATTTGCTAATTCATAAAATAATTTAAATATTATAATTAACATTATAACTTTATATAAATTAATTGAATCATTCAATAATTGTCCGTTTAAGAATGTGTTTTGGTTAGTTAATAAATGAATTAATACACCCAATGGTAATAATATTAAGTAATATGCTTGACGATTTAATTTAGTATATACTCTAATATAATGTTCTATAATATATGCAATAACAAATGTCATAATTAAATCAAATAGCGAAATACCCATACCATTTGAATTTAAAAATGGTTGTTCCAATTGTACTCTATATTGTCGTAGTTCTCGTAGATCCATTTTAGATTATAATATTATAATCTTATATAATATAACTTTATAATATTATAATGTTAATGTTAATTAACTAATAAAAATTTATATAAAACAATAACACGTTATTAATTTAAATAAGTATTTACTAATAGTTATGAATATAAAAAAACAAGTATTTTGCAATAATTGCGGTAAATTAGGACATTTATTTCACAATTGTCGTGTCCCTATAACAAGTATTGGAATTATTCCGTTACGAATTGTTAAAAAATTTGATACAACCTTAAAACATTATGAAAATGTTATTGAACTATTAATAATTAAACGTAAAGACAGTCTTGCTTTTATTGATTTTATGAGAGGAAAATATATAATGGAAGATAAAAACTATATTTTAAATTTATTAAATAATATGAGTATAAGTGAACGAAATTTCTTATTGGATAATGACTTTAATACTATATGGAATTATTTATGGAATTATAATACAAATAATTTATATAGAAATGAAGAAAAATTGTCAAAAATAAAATTTAATAAATTGAAAACGGGTTATGTTAGTATTTTAGAAAGTTACAATTTAAAAGATTTAATTAACTTATGTGTTAAAAACTATACTGAACCTGAATGGGGATTTCCAAAAGGACGGCGCAACTATCATGAAAAAGATATTGTGTGTGGATTAAGAGAATTTGAAGAAGAAACAGGATATAAAAAGGGAGATATTGAAATTTTCAATAATATTGTACCATTTGAAGAGATTTTTACTGGTTCAAATTATAAATCTTATAAACATAAATATTTTGTAGGCATTATTGATAATACAACTATTCCTATAAATAATTTTCAAATTTACGAAATTAGCGAAATAAAATGGGTTCCTATTACTGATGTAGTTAATTATATTAGAGACTATAATTATGAAAAAACAAATATAATAAATGATTTAAATAAATTATTAAAAACATATAGACTATATATATAATGTTGGGATCGGAAATCACACCACAATTAAATAGTACTATGGAAAAAAAAGAAGAAGATGTAAATGATGATATAGGTGATTTGGAAAACGAAACAACATATGATAAAGATGATGGTTCAAATGATGATGCTGATTCAAATGATGATGCTGATTCAAATGATGATGCTGATTCAAATGATGATGCTGATTCAAGTGAAGATTTAGATGAAGATTTAGATGAAGATTCAGATTTAGAAGTAAATAGAGGACAAACTATTAATAAAACTAATAATTTTAAATTGGCACAAATGTTCAAAGAAAATATGAATAAATTAACATTGGATGAAAAAGAACAGAGCGAACTTAAAAAAGAACTTACAGATCTAGAAAAGAATGTTAAAACAAAAAATGATACAAAGCATTTTTTAAATGCTATTGAATTATTAAATAGAAAACAATTGAGTGATTCTTTTGATAAGACTGACTCTTTTGATAAGAATTATAAATATTTATATCCACATTTAGACGATGAGTATTTTAATATAAAAATAGCCAATAAAAAAGAATTTGCAGAAAATAAATTACATATAAATTTGGATTCTGATTTTGAAAAATTAAGTAATGAAATATGTGATAAAGATTTTGAATTGGCACCATATCAAAAGTTTATTAAGAATTTTTTATCAAGTAATACACCCTATAATGGACTATTACTTTATCATGGTCTAGGAACAGGTAAAACTTGTTCGGCAATAGGTGTTGCCGAAGAAACAAGAAAATATTTGAAATATATGGGATATAGTGAACGAATTATAATAGTTGCCTCACCAAACGTACAAGAAAACTTTTATTTACAATTATTTGATGAACGAAAACTAGAATTTAAAAATAATAGTTGGACTATTAACAATTGTGCAGGACAGAGTATTTTAGATGATATCAATAAAACACACAAAAATTTAACACGAGAAAAAGTAATAAAAATTATGACAAATATTATAAATACTTATTATTTATTTATGGGTTATACACAGTTTGCAAATCTTATAATAAAGAAATCAAATAGTTTACAAAGTTTAAATAGTGTAGAAAGCGTACAAAAAAAAAAGGTAGTTGAAAGATTGCAGAAATTTTTTAATAACAGATTAATAATAATTGATGAATTTCATAATATAAGGCAATCAAAAGACAATACTAATAAATTAGTTTCAAATGAATTACTCAAGCTTGTTAAAAGTGTTAATAATTTAAAATTGTTATTTTTATCGGCAACTCCGATGTTTAATGATTACAAAGAAATCATATTTTTGATTAATATATTAAATATGAATGATAGACGAAGTATTGTAGATATTAAAGATATATTCAATAATGATGGTTCTTTTCTTGTAAATAGTAAAGGTGAAGAAGTAGGATTAGACTTATTTAAGCGAAAAATTACTGGATATATTAGTTATGTAAAAGGCGACAATCCTTTAAGTTTTCCATTTAGAATTTTGCCAAATGATTTTTTACCAGAACACAGTATAAAAAGTAAAACTTATCCACAATTTAAAATTAATGCTAATCCATTAACACAATCAATAGAACTATTTGATATATATATTAATACTAACATCTCTCCTTATCAAGAATTTATATACAATATTATTTTAAAAAATAATATATCAAAATTTGATGAAGACAAGATTAATGAAATGGAGTCCTTTGGTTATACATTGTTGCAAAAACCATTAGAAGCATTAAATATTGTATTTCCAAATCCGAAATTAGAAACTTATTTTGATGAAAAATTGGCTTATTATGAAAGTAATATTGCAGAACTAATTAAAAATATTAATTTAGAAGAAATAAATAATTTATTAAGTGTTAAAGAAATAGTTGGAAAAGCAGGTATTCATAATATTATGAGCTATGAAGAAACACATTCGCCCAAATCTAGACATAATTATGTGTTTAAAAATAGTAGTGCTCCTAATATATTTGATGTTAATAACATTGGTAAATATAGTTTCAAAATAAAATCAATAATAGACTCTATTAATAATAGTAATGGTCCTATTATTGTATATTCGCAATTTATTGATGCTGGTTTAATACCAGTTGCATTATCATTAGAGTCACTTGGATTTAGAAGATATGGCGCAAACAAATCTCTATTTTCAATAGCTCAAAGTGAAGAATTAGATATAGTTAGTTATAAGAAAAAATCAGAATTAATTGGTTCTAAATTTTATGGCGCTAAATATATTATTATTAGTGGCAATACTAATTTATCACCTGATGTTATTGGAGATTTAAAGGCAGCAACAGATATAAATAATAGCGATGGTAAAATTGTAAAGGTTATTCTTCTTTCAGCAGCTGGAAGTGAGGGAATTGACTTAAAATTTATTAGACAAGTTCATATTTTAGAACCATGGTTTAATATAAATAGAATAGAACAAATAATTGGTCGAGCAATTAGAACATGTAGTCATAAAAATATGCCGCTTAAGCAAAGAAACGTACAAATATTTATGCATGGTACACTATTAAATAATAATACTGAATCTGTCGACTTACTAATTTATAGAAAAGCCGAAGAAAAAGCTAAAATAATAGGTAAAATTAGTAGAATTTTAAAAGAACATTCAATTGATTGTTTATTAAATTATGAACAACAAAAATTTGATGAAAAATTACTTAATAAAAAATTAGAACTAACTCTCTCAAATAATTCTTCAATTACTTATAGTATTGGCGATAAATCATACAGTCCATTATGTGACTATATGGCCGAATGTAGTTATGAATGTAAACCTGATTTGAAAGAAAATATTAAAATGGGATTGTCAGAAACAAATGAACCAAATAGTTATTCTTACAATGAATTTTATTTGCAAACAAATAATGAAGCAATAATTAAAGTAATTAGAAATTTGTATAAAGAGAGATTTTTTTACGCAAAAGAGGATATTTTAAATCATTTGCGCTCTTTTTCTAAAGAACATATACATAATGCATTAGATGAACTAGTAAATAATGAAAATATTTATATAACAGATAAATATAATACATTGGGTAAATTAATAAATATTGAAAACATGTATATTTTTCAACCTGAATTATTAAATAATGAGGCTACGTTATTTGAAAGGTCAAATCCAATACTAAATAAACCAGACGGAATAACATTTGCTGTTCCTGAAACTTTTGATGTTTTTAAAGGTAAAGATACTTTAAATGTTATTCCTGATTCTAAACCAGACAAACTAGACAAACTAGACAAACTAGACAAACTAGACAAACTAGACAAACTAAGTAAATTAGACAAACCAAGTAAAATGGATTTTACTAGTTCTGAGGAAAACTATTTAACAATTGAAAATATAGATCATGTGAAGTTGGTTATTAATGACATTAGTAACAATTATAATTATATTACTAATATACCAACTGATTTAATAAATAGCAGTGATAATGATAATAAATATATAAATTATGGTATAATTTGCAAACTGTTAAAAGATGAAAGTATTTTGAATAATGACATAGTGGCCAAATTAGCAATAGCTATTTTGTTAGATGATGTTGATTTTGAAAAAACTATTTTATTAGTTAATTATTTATTAAATAATGGCTATAATTTGGCAGGTTTAAACTCTTTTGAAAAAGAGCTATTAATTTATTATGAAACTAATTTTATTACAAGTTCTAATGGTAAATTAAAAGCACTAATGTTGCCAAAAAAAAGTGACTTTAAAAATTATACTTTATATATAATTAAAAAAAGTAAAACAACACATATTAGTGGTGCAAATATATTAATAGTGCAAGGAGAAACAGAAGACTATGATGATTTTAATAGTACTATTGGTGATGCAAAATTAGAACAATCAAACTTAGCAAGCGCACTCGGATTTTTATCATTGGAAAAAAATAAAAAAGAATTTATTACATATTTTAAAACAAAGAGTGGGTCAAATAAAGGTTCGCGTTCTAGTAGAGCCGGAAAAGCGCAAAATGAAAAGTTATTTGTTGTTATTGGAGTTTCAAGTGCTATTATTGCAAAATTAAAAAAGTATAACCAAAATACTTTTAGTAATGCTCTAGAAATTTATTTTAGATATTATGATTTGATTAAAAAAGATGACAAACATTGGTTTTTTAATTTAATACAATCATTTATAAATGAGTTTAATTAAAATAACTATTATAATAACTATTAATATAACTATTAAAATATATAATTGAATAAATATTAAATATAAAAATCTTATTATATACTAAGATGTCCAAATCATTAAATAAAAAATATTCATTGAAACAAGATAAAGACAAATCAGTAGTTGGAAAAACAACTACCTCTAATTTACATATATATATACGTTCATTATTAACGCAAAAAATTGTACTAAATTATGGCGAAGTAAATTCGGAATTATTTGATACATTAGAAGGTAAATTAAAACATTTTAATGAAGGAAAATGTATTAAAGATGGTTATGTTAAAAATAATAGTGTCAAATTGTTAACATATTCAGGCGGTGAATTATTTTCAAATAAATTAGTATTTGAATGTGTTTTTGAGTGTTTAATTACAAATCCAGTAGAATCTATGGTATTAAATTGTGTAGCAAAGTCTATTACAAAAGTGGGTGTTCGTGCAGAATTAGTAACAGATGATAATAATAGTCCATATATTATATTTATAGCGCGCGACCATCATTATAGTAATGAAGTATTTTCACAAATAAAAGAAAATGATATGTTACAAGTGAGAGTATTGGGACAACGCTATGAATTAAATGATAAATTTATTAGCGTGATTGCTGAACTTATTAGTATTAATAATTACGGCACATTAAAAAAAGAACTAGAAGGTGATTATGGATTAGAAGTAGAAGACAATTTGGATGGTGCAATAGAAGAAACAGTTGGTGGAGAAAAAATAAAATTAAAAACAAAAAAAGGTGCCCAAAGACTAAAAAAAAATATGGCTTAGTTTACAATAATCAGTTTAATAGATGATTATTATTTAAACCTATTTAAATAATAATAAACATATTACTAAGTAATGACTACTATTGAAGAAAATAATATTCACCCAAATGACCTTGATAAACTATGTAAAACTATTGAACTACTTGAAAAAATACATCATATTGAAATAGCTAAAATATTAAAACTAAATAACATTTATTTAAATGAAAACAATAATGGCATTTTTGTTAATCTTAATAAAATATCACTGCCTATATACAATAGTATACAAAATTATATTAACTTTGTTAAAAAACAAGAAAATGATATTAATAAAGATGAAAAATTGAAAAAAGATTTAGAAACTAATTATTTTAAAGATAATAAAGATAGTAATACTAATATAGTAAGCAATGTTATTTAATAAGCAACA